CCGGAGTTGCTAGAGAACTTCGTAACTTTGAAGTCTCTATAGAAGGTGGATACAGACGTATCAACGGTTTTACTAAGTTTGGTGGAGCCAGTGCAACACGACCAACTGGAAGTGCTAGTACTATTAACGGTGTTATACCTTATGCAGATGGTGTTATAGCTGTAGCAGGTAATGCTATTTACTTTAGTCAAGATGGAATTACATGGTTACAAGTAAATAGAATTTCTTCTGTAGGTGGTGATAATTATACAGCCTTTACAGGTCAAGCAATTGCTACCAGAACTGGACAAGGACAAGCTCAGTTTGCTTTGTTTGAAAGTGCTGGAATGGATTACGGTGAAATAATGATAGCCGATGAATCCGAAGACATCTTTTCATTTAGAATGGAAGGAACAGGAGCTTTAAACACTAGAACATTTTATGCAAAAGAAATAGCCCCTAACGGAGCCAATGCAACAGTAAAGTATATTACTTCACATGACCACCATCTTATTGCAGCTGGTGTAGAGGATAATGAGACTACCGTATACTACAGTGTACATAATGACCCTAATAACTTTAGCGGTGCTGGTGCAGGAGCTATTACTATTTCAGATACGATAGTAGGAATTAGAGGATTCCGTGCAGACTTGATAGTTTTTTGTGAGAATAGTATTCACAAGCTTATCAACATTGACGATTCTCAAACCGTAGCTATTGTATCCATTGCTGAAAACGTAGGATGTTTATCCGGTTACAGCATTCAAGAAATTGGTGGTGACTTGGTATTTCTTGCACCGGATGGTATAAGAACGGTTGCTGGTACTGCAAGGATTGGTGACGTTGAGTTAGGAACAGTATCAAAAGCGATACAGCCTTTACTAAACGACATCGCTAGAAGTGTAGACAACTATGTTATTACTAGCATGGTACACAGGGATAAGTCACAGTACAGATTGTTTTATACAGACACTACGTTGGATGTAGCACAACAAAGAGGAATTATAGGAACGTTGAGACCAAACGGATTTGAATGGTCAGAAACAAGAGGAATAGAAGTTACAGGAATAGGAACTGCTTTTAATGAAATCGGTGTTGAAGAGCATTATCATGGGTCTACTACAGGTTACGTTTATGTACATGATACTGGCAATAGTTTCGATGGCTCTAATATCCTTGCTAGGTTTGGGACACCAGACTACGACTACGGGGATTTAGGAACTTTAAAAACTTTACACTATTTAAAAGTTTCTGCAAGTGCTGAAGGTGTGGTAACTCCTGATGTGCAAGTTAGGTTTGATTATGGTAGTACAGATACACCACAACCACCAAACCTATTTGACTTAGGAACCATTGACCCACCATCGTTGTTTGGTGAGGCGATATTTGGCACTAACGTATTCGGTGGAGCTGAGAATCCACTGATAAGAATACCACTGCAAGGAAGTGGATACAGTAATAACTTTACGATTATAAGTGATGACAGCAATGCACCTTATACAATTAACGGATTTTATATAGACTTTATACCTTCAGGAAGGAGATAAAAACAAATGGCATTAACAAAAGTTTCAAGTGGATTAATATCAGCAGATGCTAGTTCAGTCGATTTAAATATAGATGCAGGTACGCTGTACATTGATGCTACTAATAATAATGTTGGTATAGGTACTACTAGTCCTTTAAGTAAACTACACATTAACAGTGGTGCATCATCAACTACGCAGCTTTTATTTGGTCCAGTACAAACTTCTAGTGATTACGCATATTTAAGTTGGAACAATAATGCTGGTTCAGAAGAACTTAAAATGTACTCAGATGGTGGATTTATTTCTTTTTATGCTAATGCTACAGAAAGAATGCGTATCGACTCTTCAGGCAGATTAGCAATTAATACTACTGATGCTGATAATAAACAAGTAAGAATAGTACACGCAGATGGAACACCTGCATTATGTTTATCTCTTAACTCAGGAACAGGTTCTACAAAACTACAGTTTGGAGACAGCGGTGATTCTGATATTGGGCAAATAACTTACGACCATACAAGTAACTTTATGGCGTTACAAGTTAATAACTCTGAAAGAATGCGTATCGACTCATCAGGCAATGTTGGTATAGGTGTTACACCAGTTAGTGCAGAAGGTAGTTTTTTACAATTTGGTAGTCAATATTCTATAAGCCAACGAGGATTTGGTAGAAATACTTACTTTGATGGCTCTAATTATAGGGCGATAACAACAAGCGGTGCAACCTTAATAGTTGGTGGCGATGACCACCTATTCTATACCGCTTCTTCTGTATCTGCTGGAGCAGTACAAGCATTTACAGAACGCATGAAAATAACTTCTACAGGCAATGTTGGTATAGGCGAATCAGCTCCTGCTAATAAACTCCATGTAAAAGTTGATGATATTGGTTTAGCACCTATAGATACAGCGGTATTAGTTTTAGAGAAATCAGGCACAAACTACATAAACTTTATGGGGTCAACTACATCCACACAAGGACTTAGGTTTGGCGACTCAACTGATACAGGTGCTGGTTATTTAGTTTACAACCATACTGATAATTCATTGCAAATTGGAACTAATGGTCCTGAGAAAGTGAGGATAGATAGTTCAGGGGATGTAATGATTGGAACTACTGCTTCAATCGGTGGGGCAACACTTACAACAGTTAGTTCAGGTAATACTCATCAAGCTATGCGTAACAGTGCTGCTACAGCAGGTGAATACTGGAGGCAAGAGGTTGATTCTAGTAATGATTTTTACCTTATTGATAATAATAGCACTGGTGTTTATATAACAGATGGTTCTACTTCTTGGTCAGGTATTTCTGATGAAAATCTTAAAGAAAACATTGTAGAGCTTACAGGAGTTTTAGATAAAGTTAAAAACTATAGATGCGTTGAATATAATTTGATTGCAGATGAAACAAAATCTAAAAAAATTGGTTTTATTGCACAAGATTGGCAAGAAGATTACAGCCAAGTTGTAAGCCAAGATAATGATGGCAACTTAGGCATGAAATACACAGAAACAATACCAGTGCTTCTCAAAGCCATCCAAGAACAACAAGTCTTAATAGAACAGCTACAAGCCGAAGTAGCACTACTTAAAGGAGAATAAAATGGCAATTACTTATACATGGAACGTCTCTACAGTAGACACCAAAACTATCGACAGTAATGACGATGTAATTTATTCGGTTCATTGGAGGCTTAATGCTGAAGACGATGCTAACCAAGATACTGAAGGTAACAACCTTACTGCTAGTGTCTATGGTACACAAAGTCTTGACACTTCAGACCTTACAAACTTCACAAACTTTGACAGCGTTGATGCAACGCTTGTACAAGGTTGGGTAGAAGCTGCAATGGGTGAAGAAAGTGTGCAAGGTTTAAAAGATGGTTTAGATGCACAGATTGCAGAACTAGTTACACCATCTTCTGTAACAAAACAATTAGTAGCTTAAATAATTTAGGAGAACTGTATCATGGCAAGAACAAAAGTACCAAACGAATTATTACCAGATAACATCACTTTATCCGGCAACTTAGATGTATCAAGTGGAACTATCAAACTTGATGGCGATTATCCGACTGGCACTCAAAATAATGCTTTAGGTAATACAGCTCTTGATAGTTTAACAAGCGGACAAGAAAATGTTGCTATAGGTTCTGCTTCTTTGACAGCAGTAACTTCAGGGGAAAGAAATGTTGGTGTTGGTGTTTCTACGCTGCAAACAATTACTACAGCAAACTTTAACACCGCATTAGGACATGCTGCTGCTAGAGATATAACAGGTTCAGGTAACACTGCACTTGGTGATACTGCAATGCTTACCGCAACAACAGGTGATAACAATACTGCTGTAGGTCATCAATCTTTAAAGGTTAACACAGCATCCAACAACACCGCAGTTGGAAAAGATGCACTTCTAGCAAACACTACAGGGACTTCACTTGTAGCAGTTGGTTACAACGCTTTAGACGCTAATACAACTGGGGGTAGTAATACAGCCGTAGGTGTAAATTCTTTAAGTGCTAATACTGCAGCTTCTCAAAATACAGCAGTAGGTTGGCGTTCACTTTTTGCAAATACTACAGCAGATAACAACACAGCAGTTGGTTACAACTCACTTGGAGCAAACACTACAGGTATTCAGAATGTAGCGGTAGGTGCAAATGCACTTGATGCTAGTACTACCGCTAATTACAACACTGCGGTTGGTTATTCGGCAGCAACATCTATAACTACAGGTGTTAATAATGTTGCGATAGGAAGAGAAGCACTACAAGCAGAAACAACAGGCGGTAACGGAGTTGCTGTAGGATATAGGTCACTATATTCACAAGCATTAAGTGCAGGGGGAAATACAGGTTTAGGTTATCAATCTCTTTATAGCAATACTACCGCAGCAAACAACACAGCAGTCGGTTATAACTCACTTTATGCAAACACTACAGGTACTCAGAATGTGGCAGTTGGTGCTTTTGCTTTAGATGCTAATAGCACAGCATCCGATAACACAGCAGTTGGTTACAATTCTTTAACAACAAATCTTACAGGTACAAGAAATGCTGCGTTTGGAACTTATACATTAACTGCAAATAGTACAGGGAATTACAATACAGCAGTTGGTTGGGCAGCTTTAGATTTAAACAGCACTGCTTCAAATAACACCGCAGTAGGTTATAACGCACTTGCAACAAACCTTACAGGTACTCAAAATGTGGCGGTAGGTGCTTTAGCACTTGATGCAGGAACAACCAACACTAACTGTGTGGCTGTTGGCTATGCAGCTTTAAGTGCCAATACAGCAGATAATAATACAGCTGTTGGTGCAGGTGCTTTAGAGGTTAATACTTCAGGTAATTTTAATACAGCTATCGGTTTAAGTGCTTTAGATGCTAATCAAACAGGTTCTTATAATACAGCAGTTGGTTATGCTGCACTAACGACAGCCACCACAGGCACTAAAAATGTGGCATTGGGTTCAGGAGCAGGAGAAGCTATATCTAGTGGAAGCTATAGTGTTTTTGTAGGTGATTCAGCAGGTT